CGTGCTTTCTGCTTTGCGTACATTATCAGCAAACGAACTGTCTGCTTCCATCCAACGATTGAACGACATCTGACTTACACCATTAGCTTCTGCTGCTATCTTTCTAGGATTGCCGTCACTTAACAGAACCAAGATTGCATCTCTAATCTCCGGTGTATCTTTCTTAAACATTTGCTTGTGCTGAATAACAGGTTGCAACTTTTCCTTTTTGGTTACAGCAACTTTCTCCTTAGTTGCAGTTGCAACAACCTGCCTTGCAAGTCGTATATTCTTATTAGTTTCAAGCCACCCTTCCTTTAGTGATCTCTTTCTAATAGCTTCTCTTGATATATCGTAATCTTTTGAAATAGACAGTAAAGACTCGCCACCCTTGACCCTGCCTTCTATCTCATACCAATCTATGCCAGGCTTTGATTGATTTTTTCTCATAATAAAATACTGCTCACTTAGTTGTTAACTGGTTAGGAAAAGAGCGAAAACAATAAAATGTGCAGTATAAGTAAAACATACCCATATTTTGTCTAGCTTGTCTAGTGGTTACAAAAAATATTTTTTCACACATCTTTTTTATGCCTATTATTAATAAAAGTCTTACATATTTCACAGATAAAACCAGGCCATTTCTTATCATCAAAATAGTATGTAGCCTTGCAGTTCTGACATTGTACTGACTTACTCATTCTTTAGCTTCTCTATCAGTTCCATCAATATGACTGTCCATTTCAGTTTAGCTGTATCTTTGTTACATCCTAAAAACATAGCAATCTTTCTCCATGAGAACTTTGATGCTCTGGCCCATATTAGTTCTTTCTGTGGCTTATCAAGATACAGCAACCACAACAAAGCCTGATCGCATCTGTCAATCTGTTCACCACTAGGTTTAGGTCGTGAGATAGTATAATCATTATACCCATAAGCCTGGTTAGGATCGTTAGGATAGTCTGGCCAATGTATCATCTTTTGTTTTCTGACAACTGACGGCATACGATTGAGAACATCGACCATTTCCTCGAACCTATCAGCTAGTTCTACAGCACTATATTCAGCCATTAGGTAACTCCAAATAAATGTAGATATTTTGCAGGACAATGATGCCTAAAGTCAGGATCGTCAGGTGGTGGACATTTAGACTTGAATATCCAGTTATTATTACCAAAATTATAGGACTTAGCCCTAGCTTCCCACATTGAACGTATCGGATCGACTTTGGCAGCAGCCGTAAACTCACTTGTTACATTATTAAAAATCTGAAAAAGATAAGCACGAACATTACCCTCTGGTTTATTTTCAAGCCCCCTCCTTAAAATAGTAAGAACCAACCTGTCTTTTTCTTCCTTGCCTTTATAACCAGAGTTGTGAGCCATTTTAAGTAACTGTCCAATAATATTCTCACCATCTTTGTAGGTGGTATACTCGGCTAAGACGTTCTTGTAGTACTGCCATTCATTTATATCTTTAGGAACATTTGGAGCAGTTTTATGCTGCTCGACCTTTTGTATCTTTTCTTTACTTAGTATATCTCTATACTTAGTAGTGTACTGATTTGCCGTATCCGGTTCAGCCGTATCCGGTAAACAAGGAAATGGTGAATCATAAACGTAGTAGGTAAAACTTACATACTTGCCATCTACTCGGTGTTCTTCTCTGACGATATATTGTTTCTTGATTAGCTGATTAATAATCCTGTAGGTTTTATCTTTGCCGAACTTAAATCTGTTCTGTAAATTAGTTGGTTTAACTATCCAGTTACTTGGCTTTGACAACAAATAAACCATAACTGCCAGGCAATCAGCATCTAGCCCTTCATCATTCAGCATATTGTTAGGAATAACACTATAGTTCTCTTTCAAGGTTGATTTGTTTATAAACTGTTCAGTCATTGACCAACCTCAAAAAAGTTCTTTGTATTGGTTGCTCAACCCACTTAATTGTACCTTGAACACTATCAATCTTTCTTGCCATAAGTTCTAGACACTTGCCTTTATCCTTAAAGTTGCGACAAACATTAGTGCTATCGACAGATGCAAAGGGCCATCTTTTACCGACTTGTGATGTACCTCTTAGCATATGTATATGTGGCAAATACTTATGATGATTAACTAATGCGTTAAAGGCTTCATCAACTCTATTGCACCAACGATCTGATCCAACCTGCCAATAGTCACCAGAACTACCAAAACAAATCCTATGGTAATCATCAGCTAACTCTAGCAGATAATCTATAGGACTATTTAAATGCCATACAGGAGCAGATAATTCATTAGGATAAGGCCAATCAAGCAATTCTTTTTTATTATCTTCTACTGACCCACCAATAACATCAGGTATGACAGCCCAATGTGGATGCCCTAATCGTTCTTCTAACCAATCATATAATTCTAACTTGTTTATAGGCTTACCAAGTGTATACGCAGAAAATGCTCCATTATCCCACATAATTGACTGACCTATTTGCATACATCTAGCAGCATCATCAGGTCTTGCAAAACTTACACAAAAGTTTTTACCACCCATTTTCATAAGTTCTGAAATAGGACTCAAAGGTGTACCATGATAAACAACAGTCATGCCCCAGCTTCCTTCCTTGTTTTACAGGCTAGACAACTATTACAGGGTTCATCTTTGCCTTCATAACAACTATAAGTTTTAGATAAATCTATTTGATGTTTTTTGGCTAAATTAACGACTTCAATTTTAGTCATATGAATTAATGGTGTTGATATCGACACAGGATATTCAGCAGATGCAAATGACTTTCTTAAATGGTTGTAAAAATCTGGTCGGCAATCAGGAAATCTATCCCAATCAGACCAATTACTACCCATATAAACAGTTGTTGCACCGATAGAACTAGCATAACTAGCACCTAAACAAGCTATTGTGGCATTGCGACAATTAAAGACAACATCATTGCTTTTAGTTATCAAAGGTATTGATATTACTTCAAAAGGTAAACCAAAGTTATCAGCTATCTTTTCTGCATAATTAAGTTCAATTTTATGTGGTTGTCCATAGTCAATACCAACACACGCAATGGGATTATTAGCTATATGCAAACACACACAACTATCAATGCCACCACTTAGCATGACTACACTAGATCGTCTTTGCATCTCGCTTACCTAACCAATACCAAATAGCTACAGCAGCAATCATTTTGCTAAGAAACATTGCCATTGTGCCAATAATTGTGAAATGATTTATAATTAATAAAAATACTGCTGAATCTATGGGTGTAGATAGTAAGCTAGATATTAATATTCTTTCTCTTAATGACTTTTTACTCCAGGTATAATAAGCCCAATCAACTAACTCACTAACTACAAAAGCTACAACTGAAGCCAATGCAACAAAAGGACTTGCCATGACATAGCTTAGAACACCACCTATTGCCATTGCCCCTAATACTTTGTGACCTATTTCTCTTTGTGCGTAGTCACGCAGAATAAAAACTAATCCAACTACAAGTGCCATAGGTGGATATTTTTCTTCTGATCCAAGCCAGGTCATTTTTATTAATGGCACATATTCAAAACCAACATTGACTAAAACCATCGTGATTATATATAAAATTGTAAATTTAATTGCTTCCATTTTCTTCTCCTTCACTTACTCTAATCGCTAATAATATTTCTGCTGCCACCTGTGGCACAATGCTATTGCCTAAAGCCTTTAGTTTTTTGGCTCGGTCTTTTTCTCCTGTTGTAACTCTTGGGATGTGTTCCGGTTCTCTGTCGAAATGTCTAAGTAACCCTGTGGATAGCCCATCAGCCATGTCACCCACTCGCTGCTCAACTGACCGACTGCTGCTTGTCTCGCTTCTGTAGCTGTTGGCGTTGGAAACATCTTGTCCACTACTGCTTCCATCAGTTGTCCTTGTTTCCTGTTCCTCTTTCTCAAGCCTATTGTTCCACCCACTGTCTGTGTTATTGATGGACTTGCGTTTGGTGTCGGCCACATTTTCTCCTGATAATTTATTACGTCTGGTAGGTTTGCTCCAAACTTTACTCCTGTTCTTTTCCTCGTTACTGTCCATCCCTGACTGTTTGGGGATACATATTTCTCGTTCATTGGAGTGTGCCAATCCCTTGCTTTTGGTGTTGGTAGCATCTGTATTGTGTCTGTCAGGTTCAAAGAGTGACTGCTCTTTCCATCCTTGCTCAATCGTCTGTTGTTCTTGGTCAACGTAGCTTTTGGATGTTCTATTTCCTGTGTCGTTGGTGTTGGTAGTAAGCTGTCCGATGATCCAAACTCTGTCTCGTCTGTGTGGTGCGTTTTTGGCACAAGCTGGAATAATAATCGGTTGAACTTCATAACCTTCATCTTCCAAATCAAAGAGACACTTTTCGATGAGTAAGCCGTCTTCGATGCTAATAAGACCTTTAACATTTTCTGCAATGATGTATTTTGGTTTGCTAACTTGTAATATTCTAATAATTTCATCCCAGAGCCACCTGTCATCTGACTCGCCCTTTTGGACTCCTGCTTGGCTGACTGGTTGGCAGGGGAATCCGAATGTGCAGATATCAATTCTTCCAAGTCTAGCTGCATCTAGTGTCCTAACATCGTCATAGATTGGAACTTGTGGCCAATGCTTTTTAAGAACCTTTTGACAGAACTCATCCATCTCACAAAAAGCAACTGTTTCATAACCACCAATAAGAGTTTCGGCTGCATAACTAAAGCCACCAATACCAGAGAATAGATCAAGTAATCGCATTGCCATCTCATAGTATCTCCCTAGCCAGATAACAGAATGTTGGAAAATCTAGGTCAGCTACATATCGTTTATCGTAGGTCTTTTCTAATTGCACAAAAGCTATTGGAACTCTTACTCTGATTGGTAATCTGTCAAACTTATACACCAAGATAGGAATTTTCCTAACGGCTTCAGATGCAGTACAAACCTGTTGCCACCACTCATCTTTTGGTAAATATCCTGTGGCATATCTCTTACATTCTATGCAGAATGGCCAACTAGGATCGCTGCTGATAAGATCGCCATGATCGGCTGTTCTGGTCTGCTCTAAATCCCTGTGAAGTTTAATGCCTAGATCATCGTCTATAAGACTAGCTACCTGTAATTCAAACCTTAGACCTTTGTTGCGTGAGTTAGTCATTCAAATTACCTTTAGGATAATAGGTTGGCTGACGTACTACCTTGCCATAATCGAGTTCTTTCTCGGCTCTTGGGTCATCTTTGAACGCATCTTTTGCCTGTTCTTCTGGGTCATATATAGATATAAATTCTTCTTGTTTTTTTACTTTACGTTTGGCTTTTACGTTCTCACTATTACAAGCCTTACAAAGTGTTTTATATTTTATCTTGCCGTAATTGTCGGTCATCCTTACAAACATAAAAATAGATTTGACTTCTCTACATTGTTTGCATCGCTTGTTCATTTGCCACCCATCAGCTTTGATAGTTGTGGGAATCGCAGCACCATCTTTTCTATGGTTGCTAGGTTTGGTGTTTGTTTATTATGCTTCCATCTCCACAAGGTTGAGTAGTTAACTACTCCATGTAGTTGTTTTGATGCCTTATAGATACTACCGAATGTGTACTCTAAAGAATTTATTATAAGTTTATTTGTTTGATTTGACATAACTTATTAATAATGCAAAAGTATGCGATACTGCAATCGGACAATTTTCGGAGTATTGAATATGAATGAAATAAGTGATAACATTATCGACATGGAAAAAGAGCAGCTAAAGCAAGTTATAAGAGACTTGGCTAAGTTAAATAATTTAAGTCCTAGTGATTTGGCTATACAGGCAGGAGTTGCCCCTAGCACTATTACAGGCTTTTTAAACAATGTACCTGGTCGTGGACATTATGGTTTGTCAGCTAGAACCCAAAGCAAGTTAGCTGATAAGTTTCCAGAGTTTAAAGAACAAATAGAAAAACCATATGTAAGTAAATCAAATTACA